CAGGTCATGGTATTCAAGACAATCAAATTTTTGTAAATTCCAGTGGAAACCGTATAGGTATAGTAGAAAGAGCGACAGTTTCAGGTATGACTGATGCAGCTTTTATAAGGTTGGATTCCGGTGCATCAGCTACTAACACCATACATTATAATACCGGTTCAAGAAGCTTATCGGTAAGTGTTATGGATTCAGAAGTTAGGATGTTTATTGCTGTGGTTGGGAGCGTTACAGGTATTTCTACCGGCGAAGTGACCAATTTAAATTGGCTACACAGAGTATCAGGATTTCCGACTGTTACGGGCGTTAGAACCAATATCACAAGAACACGAGGCGGTGACAGTGGTGGACTTGTATATCATGTTGATCCACAAACACGAGTATTACACACGATAGGGGTTAATATGGGTAGCTGCCCTGACGGACATCAAGTTTATGTAACAGCAAGAAGCGTTAACCTCAGTTTACAAACATCAAGACACTAATAATTAGGCTATTTGCTTTATACATTAAGCTATCACTTAAAAAAGCATAGCATAGTGCAACAAAACGCAAATAAAGGGTTTAAGAGTTAGTTATTTTTAAAGTGTAAATTTTCTGAGATTGCTCATAATCATCAAAAGATAAGATAATCATTCATATGCAGTATTTTCCCTTTGATATAGCAATAACCGGGCTTAGCCATTTGATATCCGAACCCATCCGTTCCGCCAAACTTATTAACGCTTGGCGGTTCGCTGGTACTATCTAACATCTCAATATATGACACTTGCTTATGTAGTGAAGCGTCATCTTTTACGTTGTAATATATAACAATTTTATCATCATACACGTAAATACAATTCACAAACACGTCAATGATCCTCTTTTGGAATTCTACATCCATCATATCTCCACGCATAAAAACTTTCAACCAAGCTACGATCTGCTCTTGCGTGTAGCGATTTTTACTTGCAACCCTCAATGTGATAAGCTCATCTTCAATATCATTTTTTTGTGCTATTAAAGCTTCCATCTCGTCATAGTATATTTGCCTGGATTGCTCAGGTGCCTTTATAGAAGCATGTACAGCATCCTTTATCTTTTGATCAAGCTTAGCAACTTGCCGTTCATAATCCTTAATACGCCTATCATTAAATTCTTCTTCGTATCTGGCTACTATACGAGAAGCAATAAACTCTATTCGTGCCGGCTGTAGCACGTATTCCATTGTCTGCTCCACTATATACCATTCGAGAAAACCCTTCTTCTCATTCAACTTTTCACATGTATTACTTTTTTTGCGCTTTCCGCAATAGTAGTAATGATACGCCTTACCTTGCTTGCTGGTGCCTGACGTACCTACCAAGCGCGTACCGCACAAACCGCAGTACGCTTTGCCTTGCAGTAAATACTCTTGCTTGGCTTTCTCGCCGCTTTTGCCGTGACTCCTGGCACTTAACAGCTCTTGCACCTTATCGAAAGTGTCATTATTTATTATGGCTTCACATGCTCCTTTTACTTCTTCTCCATTGTATAAGTACACGCCTATATATTTTTTATTTCGCAAAGCCGTGTGGAGCATTGAAAGCGTAAGCGGCTTACCCGCTCCGTTAAGTAGACCCTTAACGCTCAATGCTTCCATTATCTTCTTTTTAGTAACACCTCGTGCATATTCTTCAAAAGCGTAGCGGATTATAGGGGCTTTTTCTTCGTCAGCCACAAGCCGTTTATTTACGACCTTAAAACCAAAGGGCGGAATTCCTCCAACGTGATGCCCTTTTAATGCACTCTCGCGCTGTCCGCGCTTAACGTGTTTTGAGAGATTAGCACTATAGTATTCCGCAAGCGACTCTATGACGCCTTCAAGTATAATACCTTCCGGGTCGTCTGATATTTTTTCCGTAGCAGAAACAACCCTGACACCATTTTTTTTGAGGGCATGTTTATAATGAGCACTATCATAACGATTGCGGGAAAACCTATCAAGCTTCCAAACTATCACTATTTGAAATTGCTTTTTTGATGAATCTTTAATCATGCGTTGGAAGTCCGGTCTGGCATCAGTCTTTGCAGAAGCAGCCCTGTCTATATATTCGCCTACTATGCGGAAGCCTTCTCTTTCAGCAAAAGCGCGGCAGTCCCTCAACTGCCCGTCTATACTCTGGTCTTGCTGTCCATGAGATGAGTAACGAGCGTATATTACAGCGTTCTTCACAATTCACCAATCCAATCTAATATTAAAGCCCATACCTGTTAAGCATGGGCTTATTGCTGTTGCTACATAAGGGCAGAGATAGCAAAGGCGGTCAAGGATACAAACAAAGAAAGCTTTAAAACTAGAACCAAACAACCGCCACTAGCTATTTTGCCAAATTTACGCTGTCTCCCCGCCCTGGTAGTTGGTATACCCGTCTTGCGAGCAATAGTACGCTTGGCCTTGGTTATACCTGTAACTCGCTTTAAAGAAATTCCTTTTTGCCGTTTTCTTTTTGGCATTAGTTAACCCCGCCGCTTAATTACCAACATCTGGCACATGCTTGATGCCCTGCGTTTCGCGCCTCCTGACGAGTCATAGACCTAGCTCTTGCAGGGTTCATGTTGCCACAATTATTTACAGAATGATACCTTGTCCCGGTTGCGGGCAACCAAACATTCCTACTTAAATCAATCCCGGTTGCAGGCGGTGGGGCAATATTTGGTGCCGGTGTTGGCTGCGGCACAAAAGCAGATGTGGGAGGTACCGGCATTAGCGGGGCTACAGATTGAGCAGTTTCCTGCTCTTCTGACACAGGTGCGACTTGAAGCACAAACATGCCATCAGTATCATGCAACAATAAAGTTAGCTCAACAGGATATTCGCTTTCAAATGCCAACATTAGGTCGTCTAACGTTAGAATGATGTGATAGTCATAGTAAACTATTATCTCCCACGCTTCACCGTTCCAACTTACATAACTGGGATAAACCTCTAAATCCGCTTCATCATATGCCGCTGTTGGGTCTGTAGTTTTAAACAGCACATCCACTTCAATAGGATATTCGTTTAATGTTGCTGCAAAATTGTCAAACGTAAAAAGCATGTGAACGTGCGGAAGTTGCTTCTCCAACTCAAATACATCACCGTTCAAGTTGATAGAGCCTGTCAAAACTGAAGTAACGACTTCATCTCGTGGCGTCGCCGCGCCGGCATTCGCGAAAGCAGTAATTGTACTGAAAGCTAAAATCAAGGCTAACGCAAATGTACTAAAAATCTTTTTCATTAAAAATCTTTCCCTTCCAAAATTAACTAATAACGACGGGTAACGAGTGGCGCATAGCATAAACACACTTCACCTCCTGCTAATTGTAACAATGCACCACGATATATATATGTACCCACTTGGCTAGACCAAGTGAGCTAGTTCCTATTGTTTGGCCTTATAATGTGTTTGTTTTTCCAAATGCGTACTTCTCGTATGTCGTAGACGAGACCATGCCCTTTTTGGCGTTACGTAAACGCTGTCGGTAAAGCTCTACCGCCTCATCTTCAGTTAAGTCTCTATTGAATTCCTTGTGTTGCTTTTCTGCTTCCAATTCCTCCGTTGCCGCCAATTCTTCTGCAAATTCCGCACCAAAACTAGTTTCAACAGCCGCACCCGCTAACCTCAATGCAAAATCTTTAAATGCTTTTTTGTGGGATTCCGGCAATTCTACGTAAATTTCAAGGATTTTACGATCAAGTGCATCTAAACCATATTGGTCAGAAATTTGAGCAATTAGGGCGTTTTCCGCAGTGATATGCGCCTCCCCCTCGCCAGTGCGCAACCAAGCTTCGCTTATTCCAAATTCGCGACATATAGCCAGTACCATCTGATCGGTTAAATGTCGCTTTCCTCCTTCAATGCGAGAAATTTGCTCACCCGTAACTCCTAGCCTTTTAGCAAATTCAGATTGCTTTAAACCATACTTAGTTCTAATCTCTTTGACGCGCTCGTTCATTGTCGTCGCCTCCTAATTAAGACTAACACAAATATATACCTCCAGTCAAATAATTTTCAAATCAAAGACTTGACACTTGACTATAGGTAAATTATAATATGCCTATAGTCAAGTGTCAATCAAAGGAGGAACATCTATGACAAAGACGGACAAAGCCGATTATGAACGGCTGGATAAAAAAGATATACAAGAAATAGCTGAAATACTAAAAATCATGTTACAACTGCCAAATGACCACAGACAAATAGCTTATGGAGTAATCATGGGGCTGCAAGCAGCGGTCGACATTGAAACACAAACACAACCAGCGTAGCAACGCAAACAACACAAGCCCAATAAAACAGCCAATATAACAGAGGAGGGAAGAGGAACAACCATGAGAAAAGACCCCACATTTTCAAAAAAAAAGCTAAGTTCGGATGAGTTTGCAGAAAAATACTGGAAACCGCGGGGGTGGCACAACAGCACCCTACCAATACCACACCATGCAAATTGAGGACGGCACAAACGAAAAAGAGCAGTTGATCATCAATAACATCCGTGCGTTGTTTAAACGAGACAGATTCTACTGGAACATCACAAAAGCCAATCTAGCAGAAAAAAGCAAAGCTATAGAAAAAATGCAAAAAAAGATAACTGCACTTGCGGTAATAAGTGCAGTTATTGGAACAGTTAGTTTTGTTGCGGTTGCAAGATCAGTCAGAAGGAGGGCACAGTGAGAACAAAAAACACAACTAAAAAAAAGACAGCCTGCCCAAAGTGCGGAAACGCTCAACGCAGAACACTTTATCATGGGGGCGTCTTTTGCAGAAATTGTGATTTACTTCTTGCAAACTATACGCCGTTCAGAGAAAAACAATACGCATGTCTTATATGGCTAGTACCCGTCGCTATATCTATAGTGGCGATAATTATAAACCTAATCTAGCCAAGATTGAGTTTACAAGAGCAGCCGATGACAGTAGAGCAGGAACTGCCCAAGTGATCCAAAAGCGCACGTCATACTTTACAATCCTTCGGTTCGTTTCGTGTGCAGCTCTGCCGGCTTCGTTAATTGAAATAATGGATAATGCAGAATCTTCGCGGTTGTTTTTGCAGTAAACCAAATCTCTCAAACAACCGTTCATAAGATCTATCATCGTATCCATATCTAAATGAGTTTTTGCCATTAAGTATTGAGCTGTTTGAGGCTTCTTATAAACAACCCCTAAAACCTTATATGCTCTCTTGCTTAACATACTATTCACCTCCTTTCCTCAAACAACAATACCATCAGTTAAGGAAAGCGGCAATACAAACATTAACGACCCACATGAAGGAGCCAACCAATGCACATTCATGAAATCACAAAAAAAGCAAACCCGGATCGGAATGAAGATCTTTTTGCAGTACGCATTGCGCAAATAGCTTACTACCTACTAACCAGAGAATCACAAGCAGACTCAAGTGATAAATCAAAACAAGAACCGGGGGGTATATGTGACAAGGATATTAAGCCCAAATGAATGCCTTGTGTATGCCGGAGAAGCAACACTAAGGACGCCAAGCGGCACACCACTTGAAGGCGTGCCACAATACTTAATAGTCGCAGTGGATGCGGCTGATCCGCCCTTCTCTTCTGAAGTTACCTCTTCTGAAGCGGCACACACTCAAGAACCAGGGAGCGGGGAACAGCTCATAACAATTGGGACAATCCACTGCAACAGAACGAACGCGGAAGAACGATTCGCGGCCGCGCTCGCGGGGCAAGCCGCACCACAAGCGGACGGCACTCCATTATATATAAAAGAACCCACTACAAGCACAGAAGAATCCGACCTGTCAAAGGGCGAGGAAAAGGCTTGCGATTCGGCACTTAGAGGCATAGCAAATGCCTTTTACGGGGCGAATGATGAAAACCAATACAAACACCATAACAGCTAAAAGAACGGAGGCGCAAAAAAGTGAACAATGAATCAAAAGGACTCGAATTCAACCTGGATAACCCGGCTCTGTCATCGGCCAAAAACTGCTTAGATGGAGCCATATGCCAATGTTTGAGGGAACTCTATAAAGGCAAATTTGAGAGCGGAGTCATAACACTAAAGCTCAATATTGAGCTAATCGACGACGAAGAGATCAACACAGTCACATCAGACAAACACTCAAAAGAAAAGTCATACAAGTACAAAAGACCTGCCGTTAAGTACAGAACATCACTATCATTCAAAGACCAAAGAAGAGTTGATGGCGAATATATGCCTGAAAGTGTAGAGGTAAAATTGATCAATAATCGGTTTGTATTGGCCGAGGTACGGGGAGCACAATTAAGCCTTAGCGACACAGAAAATGACAAAAAGCAGTGAATTGAAGGAGCGAATACGTGAAGAAGCACAAAACTAAACCTACCAACAATCCCAAAATAAAATGCATGACCATGGACAAACAAGAATGGGAGTTTATAGCCAACGAACTAGAGTGTATCGCGCTGTCAGCAGCGCGTTCACTAGGGTCAAAGTTAGATTTTGAAGCAGAGGCGGAAAACTACATTACCGTTATACGAGCCGCGAGACAAGCCGTTAAATACGTATCAGAACGCGCATGTGATGAAGTGTACTTCTTTAATCCTTACGACGATGAACTTCCGATAAGCCATCAAGCCGCAGAGCTTACATATTACATGTCAAAACTACCCCTTGATGGCGAACTAACAGAAGAAGATGAACCCGATCAGCAGCCAACAAGCGAAAAGGAGGAGCAGCCATGACAAAAAAAACAACTAGACAAAATCATAGGAGCAAACATCAGAAAAGAAAGAAAAGCTCGCGGCATTTCTATGGAAAAACTAGCCGAACTACTAGATTTCACTGATGGCTACATTGGATTAATTGAGCGCGGCGATCGAGGAGCAGCCCCGCTAACCCTATTTAAACTAGCGGACATCTTCGGGATACCAATAGACCGCCTAATCTACCAAAAAAAGAATTCCTACCAACAGCCAAAAGCCGACAGAAACCAGCAAATGAAGAAAATAAAAGACATCACCTCCGGCTACACCGACAAAGAAATGAAAAGTGTCGTTAAAACGGTCGAGATCCTGCACCACATGAAGCTGTCGGGAAGAGGCATAAGCAACAAAGAAAACAACAACTAACGCCAAACGCCTTACTTACCAATAATAGGTAAATAAGGCGTTCAACAAAAAAAGTTAAAATTACTTTAAAAATGGAAAAAAACACTTTAACTATTGTATCACGGTTAAAGATTGGCAGTCAATAAGAAATAAACGTCCACGGGGCGTTTGGCGTCCTTGTAATTAGTATTAAGAGGTGAAGCGCAAACCTTATCACCTAAAAATATCAACTCGCTATATTGTTCTATTTATTATGTTGGTGTTTTGCGTGGACGTTACGTCCACGCTTAAATCACTTGACTTTAAGATTTTGACCTTGGGGAGACAATGCCATGATGAATTTTTTGAACAGCATACAAAACAACCCTCAGTATCCCAAAAACGTACAAATACCAATTTCTGTATTTGTGGCCATAGAAAGGCTTTGGGGGCGAGACATAAACACACTCACTAACGAAGAGAAGGAAGCATTTGATTTTGTCCACAGCTCGCTTGTGGATAAAAAAAACCGCATCAGAAGCAATCAAACATTTAAACAAGAGGTCTTACCGGCACAAACCCAAAAACAAAAGCAAGCCGCGTACGAAAACTGGAACCAAACCAAAAGATTGGATTTTTGATTCTATAATCTTCTACTCAAGAAAAAAATCGATAAAAAAATCGAAAAAAACAAGAAGCCGCTTACATTTGTTGAGGATGCCCATATGTTTTATTTTAATCTTCACCCGGAAGAATTATACGATCAAGTAAGCATTGACGACTACTTAGAATCTCTAAGAGCCAAAGGCTTAAAATATCGCGTCAAACTTATAAAAAGTGGGGATACCTTACTGGAAGTTCAAATGTATCCTGTTAACCCGGCATGGAAAGCCACCAAAGACAAAAACAGATCTAAACCTTTTAACGTTTCCAAGGAAGCACAAAAGCAACTAAACCAAAACAACAAGCAAAAACATATATTAAGGCTCATCCACTCAAATTTCACTACTAAAGATATATGGTGTACGTTTACATGCGACCAAGAGAATATACCCAAAGACTTAGAAGAAGCAAGAAAACACCTTAAAAATTACTTCGCACGGCTTCGACGATATATCAAAAAGCACGGATTGCCGGAGCTTAAATACATCTACGCAATTGAACGTGTAGAGAATAAAAAAACAGGAAAATTACATGTTCATTACCATTTGGTCATGAACTTTTCTGATCGTGACGTTGCAGAAAATCTTTGGACGTTAGGAGGGAGGACGCACACGAGAAGGTTACAACCGGATCCGGACGGCACTTTTACAGAATTAGCCAATTATTTAGCAAAGCCGGAAACTAAAGAAGGCAATCGTAAAGGAACAAAAACATTCTCAACCAGCATTAATCTTGAGAAACCTAAGTCCATATCATCAGACTACAGGCTACCAAAAACAAACTATAAAATTTCAAAAAAACGTATTACTGAAATGGTCTTAAATGAAAACAAAGCCATTGAGATATTGGAAGAACACTATAAAGGCTACAAAGTTACGGGATCTGTAAAGCCTAAATTTAGCGAACATGCAGCAGGAGCATACATGTATGCTCGCATGGTAAAAAGACCATCAAATATAAAAACGATAGTTAAAAAGTGTTGAAAAATATATAAAGGAGGCAAAAAAATGCTTAATAATGCAAAAGTAATAATCGGCCTGAAGGAACTTGAAGTACTAATAGCAAGAAGCAAAGCGTGTGAAGAAATGAACAAAAAAATCCTAGAATGTTTTGAGGTTATAAAAACCCTTAAACCAAACCCTGAAGAATGCAACTCCTGCACAACTGACGTTGAATGCAACTTCTGTGAAATTTATTTAGAAAATCCACCATACAGCGAAAAACTTATAATTGACGTTGATCGCCTTATTAAAAATATAGTCTATGGAGATGTATTCCCAAGTGTAATAAGCACATTCAAAGTAACCGACGCAGAATTTGAGAAAAAAGCAAGTGAAAATAGGGTTAATTGATGCAGATGGTCATAACTTCCCAAATCTGCCATTAATGAAGTTGTCCACATGTCATAAAAATCAAGGCGACGAAGTTGAATTCTGCACCCCGCTGCTCGAATACGATATTGTTTACATTAGTAAAGTTTTTGACTTTACACCCGACATTGAAACGGTCATAAACGCTAAAAAGATAATAAAAGGCGGAACGGGGTACAGCTCCGGCAATTTTGAAGAATTGCCACCGTGCGACGATCTGCCGATCAACATTGAACATATAATGCCTGACTATAGTTTATATCCTCAATACGATGAAGCATACGGTTTCGTAACGAGGGGGTGCCCGAGAAACTGCCCTTTTTGCATTGTAACCCAGAAAGAAGGCAAAGTATCAAGGAAAGTAGCGGATATAGATGAGTTTTGGGCGGGGCAGAAAACTATAAAGCTACTGGATCCCAATCTACTTGCGTGTGCTGATCGGGAGCGAATACTACAACAGCTTGCAGATATAGGCGCATGGGTGGACTTCACCCAAGGATTAGACATACGCCTTATTGACAAGGAAGTTATACAATTGCTCAACAAAATCAAAATAAAAGTAGCGCGCTTTGCTTGGGATGACCCCAAAGAAGATTTGACAGCAAAATTTCAATTCTTCCGTGAAAATTTTAGATTTAAAAGTCACGAACGAAAAAGTGTATACGTGTTAACCAACTTCAACAGTAGCCTAGAAGAGGATTTGCATAGAGTTTACAGCCTGAGAGACATGGGCTATGACCCTTACATCATGATTTATGACAAGAACAGTGCATCAGAAAAAACAAGGCGTTTACAGCGATTTGTGAACAATAGACGCATTTTTAGAACTGTAAAATCTTTTGAAGAGTACGACCACCAACGAAGTTAAATCAAAATCGTGGAAAGTTATGCAAAGTTATGAGAAGTTATGCAAAGTTATGAGAAGTTATGCAAAGAAATGAAAAGTTATGCAAAGAAATGAAAAGTTATGAAAGGTAAAAACACATGGATCTACTAAGTTATGCGATTATGAACCTTATGTCAAAAGAGTGCAAAGCAACAACAAAAATAAGGGCGATAACTCGTCAAAAAATCGTTTCAGACGTCGAGATAAGCGGAACTACCGCCTACCGAAAACTTAAAAAGCTTATCGACATAGGGTACGTAAAAAATGGCCATAAAGCAGGAAGAGAGCACACTTATTTTATCACAACTAAAGGTATAGAAGAGTTAGAGGAGGCCAGAGTATGAAAAAAGACATAGCATTCATAGCAATGGGGCAGTGCGGAGGAAACATAGGTTTGCTACTTGAGAAACGAGGATACAATGTTTTGCATGTAAACACCTCCAGCGAGGATTTAGCTACCCTAAGAGAAGCCAAGCACACCTACCACATAAAAGACGGTGAAGGCTGCGGCAAAGATAGAGACAAAGCAAAAGAACTAATCCTTAATGATTTCGCCGCTATACTTGAGCAAATCAACCAAAAACTAAAAGAAAAGTACATTTATGTGATTTTTAGTTCAGGAGGCGGATCAGGATCAGGCGGTTCACCGCTACTTATTGACCTACTAATCCAACAAACGGATAAAAAAGTAGGAGCTATAACAGTATTGCCGTCCAGCACTGAATCGCCAAAAACCGCAATCAATGCGTATGAGTGCTTTGCAGAGCTTGAAGGGATAGACGGCATTGGAAACACTTTTGCACTTGACAACAACAAAGACGATAAATTTTTAATAAACAAAAACTTCGTCGACCTATTTGATTCACTTATGGACATCCCTCAACACCAAAGCATCGAAGGGAACATTGACGCAGAAGAGTTAAAGATAATGCTGTCAACCAAAGGAGCAACAATAATTAGTAAGACGACCAAGGCCACGAGCACCACAGCAAAAACAATAAGGTCGTTCAAAGAAAACATATTCGCACCGCCTGAGACAGATAGAGTCATAAAGTACATTGGCCTATCAGCCTCAACCCCTATAAACACAGACGAAATCATGCGAGAGACGGGCGAGTGCTTAGACGTATTCAGAGGTATCAACACTGAAAACACTATATGCATATTCTGCGGCCTTACCTTACCGTATGCCGCATTAGAAAAAATCAAAGAAAAAATAATAGAAAATCAAGAACTCGTATCAAGAAGCCTAAACGCTACAACGGAAACCAGACTAAGCGGGGGGCTGGATTTCTTACCACAGATCAAGCAACCACAGCCACAAAACAAAGACAGCGTGGATGAGGTGCTTGCGAAGTATATGAGAAAAAAATCATGACGAAGCGGGAGTTATCAAAGCTTTACAACCTAAACCGTGAAATTGAACAACTCCAACTAAAGCTATCAGAACTTGTAAGCAGTGCCACAAATGCAACAACAAGGATTACGGGCATACCTTACAGCAAAGACTTTTCAAACAAAACCGCACTTGCTGTGGAAATTGCAGATCTTAGAGATGAAATTGAAGCTAAAAAGCGGTTAGCTACTATAGAACACAACCGCATCATAAGATACGTAGAGACAATAAACAATAGTCGAATACGTCAAATTATAACATATAGACACATAAACGGACTTACCTGGAACGAGATTGCCTTTAACATGAGGGACGGCAATACGGAAGCTAGTGCAAAAATGGCTTATTCAAGGTTTTTTGATAAAAAATAAGAACTTCAATTAAAATCACACGTCAGTCTAATTGAAATCGTTGCAATGTTACGCTAATCTGTGATATACTGCATTAGTAAAAATCTAGCCAAAAAGGACGCATTTTGCGTCCTTTTTGCGTTAAACGGACTATTTTTTATCAGTTTTATAAGGGGTGGCAAAAACATGAAAGCATGGGCAGAAAGGTTTTACGCAAGCAAAGTATGGAAGGATTGTCGCGAAGCATTCTTGCAATCTAAAGGCTTCCTGTGTGAAAGATGTAGCGAAACCACCAACCCTATGCCTGCAAAGATAGCACACCATAAAACACACCTAACACCTGAGAACATCAATGATCCTCATGTCTCGCTGTCATGGTCTAACCTTGAGTCATTGTGCCAGGATTGTCATAACAAAGAGCACCATGGGAGCAGTGAGACGACACGTTACATTTTTGGCAAGAATGGTGAAGTAATTCCCATTTAATTGGTATACCCCCATATTTCGATCAAAACCACCATCAGCCCACACCGAGCGTGGCGAGAAGTTAAACCCCGCGGATTGCCATGGGGGGGTGTGGGTAGGGGAATCAACGAAAGAAAGTGAGACTTGTGACAACCAAGACCGAAAAGACAATAGAACAGCGGGTTTCTGCCGAAATACGGCGACTTAATAAGACATTCAAGGGGCTAGATAAAAATAAACTTCAAGTGGTTAAGTCTCTCATCCAAAACGTCGCTTTCATGTCCATATCACTTGAAGAGTTGCAAGTCAAAATTAATGCCGAAGGATTCACAGAAGAGTACCAAAACGGCGAACATCAGAAGGGGCGCAAACAATCAGATTTTGTAAAGATCCACATTGCCATGACTCGCAATCACACCTTGGCAATGAAGCAACTTTCAGATCTTGCGCCGACGGCTGAAAACTTTTATGACGAACTGCAAGCATTGAGAGATGAATAATGGCACAGAATAAACTGCAAGCCATTGAAGGCAGTAAAGATAAAGCGAAAGCCCCACCTTTGCCCGGCACCAATCACATAATCGAATACCATTCTGCACTTGCGAATGGCGAATGTGTAGCAGGACAGCACGTCCACAAGGCATACAATATCTTGGTGGAAGGCTTAAAGCGTGGCGACTACATCTACAACACAAAGAAAGCAAACAAAGCAATCCGTTTCATTGAGCGGTTTTGTCGCCACAGCGAAGGCCGAGCCGATCGGCTCATTCTGGAGTTATGGCAAAAAGCATTAGTAGCGGCAACATTTGGAATAGTTGACGAGTACGACCTACGTATATTCAAAGAAATTTTTGTGGTGATTGGCCGCAAAAACGGAAAAACCCTCTTGGCCTCTGCGATAATTGCTTATATGGCATTTATGGACGGCGAGTACGGTGCAAAAATATATTGCATATCCACTAAGCGGGACTTAGCCAAAGATATCGTAGACAAGTTCTACCAGATGGTCAAAAAAGAACAACTACTAAAGCGACGTTCAAAAAAAAGACGCGATGATATCTACATTGAGGAAAGCAATACGGTAGTAACGGCACTCGCACTTAATCCAAAAAAAAGCGATAGCTTTAACCCTCATTTAGTTGTCTGCGACGAGCTGCACGGGTGGCCGGGAGACAAAGGGTTGAAACAATTCTCAGTCATGCGAACTGCTTTAGGCGCAAGATTACAACCCCTCATATTTTGCATAAGTACAGCGGGTTATGAAAATGATGGAATCTACGACAAGTTAATAGAACGCTCAACGTCGTTTTTAAATGGAGACAGCCGCGAACGGCGACTATTACCCATACTGTACACCATAGACGATGTTGAAAAATGGAACGATATAGAAGAAATAAAGAAAGCCAACCCCAACATAAACGTATCTGTGCCTACATCATTCTATAAAGACGAGATATTGACAGCCGAGGCAAATTCGCACGAACAAAGAGAATTTAAGACCAAGTACTGCAATGCAAAGCAAAACAGCACTGCGGCCTGGTTGGATAATACCTTGCTTGAAAATGCCATGGTTGACAAAACACTTGAGGATTTTAGAAAATGCTATGGGGTAGGCGGGATCGACCTATCACAAACCACCGACCTCACAGCGGCTTCTTTAGTGATAGAACGAGAAAACAAACTATTTGCGTTTTGCCGGTTCTTTATGCCGGCCAACCGCATAGAAGCCCTACAGGCCGCAGACAAAGTACCGTATGATATCTATCTCAAAGAAGGAGTGCTTACACTTTCAGGTGAAAACACAGTCGATTACAAGGATGTTTTCAACTGGTTTGTAATGCTTCACAAAGAATATCAAATAGGGACGTTAAAAATAGGATACGACCGATATTGTGCGCAATACCTGGTCGACGATCTTAATGCTTACGGGTTCCATACAGATTGGGTAAAGCAAGGTGAAAATCTAGCCCCGGTAATACGTGAATTTCAAGGAACCATCAAAGATGGAAACTTTTTTATTGCAAATAATCACCTACTTAAAGCGCACTTCCTAAATGTGGCATTAAAACACGACTTGGAAAAACGAACATTCAGACCGGTCAAAACCGAGCCAACAAAGAAAATCGATGGGTTTGTGTCAGTCATAGATGCTTTAACCGTGAGACACAAGTACATGCATGAAATTGGTGAAATCTTAAAAAACAAGAACGGGTGAACATATGGGAGCTTTAGGCAATGTGTTAGACTTTTTCTCCAAAAGAAACCGAAGTGGCGGCGCTCAGGAATTTTGGAAAATGTTCACGGGCTATACTCCGGTATTCACAAGTGCCCCCGAGGGGATATATGAAGCGGCATTAGTAAGATCTGCAATAGATTCCTTCGCGTCTCTTTGCAGTAAGTTAGTGCCGATAGTCAGAGGGGCAGCACTGGAGCGACTGGAACGACAGTGGCAAATAAGAATAAATCCGTTTATGACTACATCCCAATTTCTCTATCGTGTTGCTACAATACTGTCAGTAGACAATAATGCGATCATCATACCACTGGAAAACGAAGCAGGATTCATAACAGGATTTTACCCGCTCCTACCTCAAAATTGTGAAATCACAGAAGTAAATGGTACATTATATTTAAGATACACCTTCGTGAACGGACAGCGTGCAGCCATTGAGTACGATAGAGTGGGAGTTCTTACACAACATCAATATCAAAATAACTTCTTTGGGGAATCAAACCACCCGCTAAAGCCGATCTTAACAGCTATTCACACCAATAATCAAGGCGTGATTGACAGCGTAAAAAGCTCTGCTAAAATTCGCTTTATAGGAAAAACGAGCAACATTTTTAACGACGATGACTTAAAAAAAGAACGTGATAAATTTTCGGAAATTAATCTTTCCGAAGAAAATAAAAGCGGCCTTCTTTTGTACGACAGCAGAATAACAGACCTAACGCAAGTAAAGAGCCACGCCACGACAGTAGATGCCGCGCAAGCGAAGCATATAGCCGAAAACGTTTATAACTACTTTGGCACCAATGAAGGAATATTGCAAAATAAATTTGATGAAGAAGGTTTCAACGCTTACTACGAGGGAAAAATAGAGCCATTTGCAATTCAGTTGTCACTTGTGCTTACCGGCATGGTTTTTTCAAACAGAGCACTTGCGCATGACAACCAAATCATATTAAGCACCAATAGGTTAAATTATGTAAGCAACAAAACTAAAGTAATGCTTGGCAATACCGGGTTTGACCGGGGACAGATAACAGTTAACGAAATAAGGGAAATGTGGGGGAAACCCAAACTCAACGAAGAATGGGCGGATGAGCACTATATTCGCAAAGAGTATATAAATATCAAAGACCTTGGGAAGGAGTTGCCGCAAAGTGACCCCTCAAACGAATAACATAGAATACAGAAATTTAACGTCTCCACTAACACAAGCGCAAGAAGGAAACAATAAAAGGTTCAATTCTGATCACTATGTAGAAGGATATGCCACTACCTTTGATAAGCCTTATCTACTTTGGGAATACGACGGCATAAAGTATTATGAGATGGTAGACCGCAATGCGTTCGATGGAGCGGACATGTCTGACGTCGTTATGCAATATGATCACCACGGAAAAATAGTAGCAAGAATATCAAATAACACCCTTGGAGCGGAGACCGACGATAACGGTCTTTTTATTTACGCCGACTTATCCAAAAGCCGGGCAGCTCAAGATCTCTATGAAGAGATCAGGACAGGACTGGTAACAAAAATGTCAATCGGCTTTATCGTAACCGAGAGCAGCTACAACCAAGAAACCCATACGCGCACAATCTTGAAATTCAAAAGATTATATGATGTATCCGCAGTAGGTCGACCAGCCAATCCGGACACTGAAATTTTTACCCGCTCTTTCTTTAGTGGAGCGGGAGAAGCGGAAAAACTGAAAGCCTTAGAGAAGCGTAAAAGGCTACTGGCATTAAAACTCAAATTGGAGGCATAAAACCATGAAAACATTAGCGGAAATTGAAGCTAGACTATCGGCTATTGCTGTGGAAATTGAAAAACGTAATACAGAACTTACGGAGAACGACATAACCGCATTTGAAGAAGAAGTCAAAAAATTACAAGAGGAAAGGGCAATATTTGTAGCAACACAAGAAAGACGCGCCGCACTACTGGCATCCGTGGCAACAAGCGCAGCGGGGACAACTATAGAATCATTCAACGAACATGTAGCGGGTAGCGAGCGAAGAGCTGCACCAAAAGAAACGGATAAATTTGACACGCCCGAATATCGCAACGCCTTCATGAATTACACTTGTCGCAACGCTCCAATCCCTGATGAATTTAACGCCATGATTCAGTCAGAACTAAGAGCTAATGCCGTTACAACTGTAGCAGATGCTGGGGCAGTAGTGCCAACTACAACACTGCAAGAGATTATTCGCAAAATGGAAAGCTACGGAAGAATATACGCAAAAGTAAGGAAGTTGAACATAAAAGGCAACATGCGAGTACCAATCCTAACGTTAAAACCTACAGCAAAATGGATAGGTGAAGGCAGCGGCGATGATCAAAAAATACAAGCTGACACTTATGTAGAGTTTGGCTTTTATGGTATTGAATGTAAAATTGCTCAAACCCTACTCGCAAGTATAGTGACTTACGAGATGTTCCAGCAGGAATTTGTAAAACTTGCCACAGAAGCTATTGTAAAAGCACTGGAAAAAGGTATATTTGTCGGGACAGGCAACGGTCAATTAAAGGGCATTACCGTTGATGAGCGCGTCCCTGCGAAAAATATCATCATCATGACAGAAGAAGAGTTCAAAACCTGGGCCGGATGGAAGAAAAAAGTTTTTGCAAAGATGAAAATATCATACCGCAACGGCACTTTTGCAATGGCTCAAGGCACATTTGACGGCTACATTGACGGTATGGTGGATATCGGCGGACAACCAATAGGGCGCGTAAATTACGGCATAGCAAACGGTGAAACTTACCGATTCGGAGGAAAATCAGTTGAAACCGTAGAGGATGATGTAATAAAAGGCTATGATGAAGCCGGAACCGGTGACGTCGTAGCAGTGTTCTTTAATCCTGATGACTACGCTATCAACAGCAACATGCAAATGACTGTCGTAGCATGGACAGATCACGACGATAATTTCAGAAAAACAAAAGCAATACTTGCCTGTGACGGCAAACTGCTAGATCCCAACGGAGTACTAATCATCAAAAAAGGCAGTTCTACTGCGGCAGCCTCTTAACTAAAAAGCGGGGAAGGGTAATCAGTGGATCTTTTAGAGACAGCAAAAACAGCATTAAGGCTTAAAGGCACGGCTCTTGATGGTGAAGTTAAAGGGCTGATCGCCGCCGCTATAGCAGACATGCACAGGGTAGGGCTTGTTTTTGAAGAAGATCAACTAAAAGACAAGCCCCTGCATGTGCAAGCTATAATGCTATACTGTAAAGGCAACTACGGATACATTCCAAATAGTGAGAAGTTTGCAGTGGCCTACGAAAGACTTCTAATAACCTTGAAGGTTTCGGGTGAAAGTTGATGCAATGGAGCGATGAACTTATTCTTATACGTGAAGTTGGGCTAATAAAAACAGACGAAGCCGGATTCACCTTGCCAAGAGACGAAGAAGCCACTACAGTATACGCCAATCGCAAATCAGTAGGATTCAAGGAATTCTTTGAAGCAAAAAGAACCGGATACACCGAACATGCAAAGTTTGACATCCATACATTTGAATACACAGGACAAACTTTAGCAGAGTGCGAAGGTAAAAGATATAAGATTTTAAGGGCTTATACAGACCCAAAAACAAGTGGAGAATATACAGAATTGACGCTCTCTGATCTTTCAGAAGGAGGAGAAGCAAATGAGCTTTAAAGTCGACACAAAAGCGTTTGAAGGAATTGAACACATGTTACGAACGCAAGGTGAATTAGCTGAGAAAACAGCCGAACCCATGTTAAAAGCAGGTGCAGAAGTTCTTATTGCAGCACAAAAAGATCAAATTTCACGCACGACAAAAACCGATCGCAGCATAGGCAATCTAAAAGATTCTATAGGCATGGGTAAAGCAAGAAAATCCAAAAATGGCACAGGAATACATTTACATGTGTTCCCGCAGGGAGACCAACCGCACGGACACCCAAAAAAAGGAAAGCGCGGCATGGTATCCAACGCACAAGTAGGCTTCGTGCTTAACTACGGACGCTCAAACATGCCCGGCACAAGGTGGATGGAGAAAGCTAACAACAAATCCGCAGACGCAGTAAATGAAGCTATGACAAAAGTATGGGAAGCAGCGCAAAATGAATAGCAACGAAATCGAAAGTGTGGACGATCTTTTGATGTCTACGCTTTTATCTTTGGGCGTACCGGTTGAACGCTTGAGGTTTACGGGGAGTTCAGACACCTACATCACATTTCAAAAGTTGAACAGTCGTGGAGATTGGTACATGGATGATGATGAATCAACCTGTGAGCATTATTACGGTGCCGACCTATATTCAAAAAAGAATTACAATGCCCTGTTAAAAGATATGAGGAGCAGTCTAAAAAAAGCCGGCTTTTACAACATTTCTATAGGTGCAGAAATGTATGAGCATGACACGGGCTTTTATCACATTTCGCTTGATTTTTATTTTATGGAAGAACTGGAGGAATAACATCATGGCTACGATAGGATTGCGAGATCTATTTTATGCACCCATAATAACAACCGTCAACGGTGCAGACAATTACGGCACACCCGTAAGAATGGCAAAGGCAATAAATGCCGATCTAACCATTGAAACCGCAGAAGCCACACTATACGCAGATGACAGCATTGACGAAATTATGAAAAGCTTTGTAGGGGGCACCTTAACCTTAAACATAAACGACCTGGAACCAAACATACAAGCCGTTTTACTTGGGCAAACCCAAGACGATAACGGGGTAGCGATAGCAAGCGAAGATGATGAACCGCCATATGTTGCTATTGGCTTTAGAGCTACCAAGCCCAGAGGAAAATTTAAACATGTGTGGCTATACAAAGTCAAATTTGCCATCCCGAACGAAACATACCAAACAAAAGGGTCAAGCATGACTTTCAACACCCCAACAATAGTGGGTAGTTTCATTAAACGCCCGGATGGAAGATGGAAAGTTGACCACACGGGAACAATGACCGATCAAATCTCACAAAATTGGTTGGATGAGGTTTATGAGCCGGAGTTTAATTCGTCGTCCAATCCCGAACCCGACCTTGAACCCGCATCAATAGTGGCTTTAAATGCTTCAAATGTTGAGGGCGGTCAATCGGGAGGTGAAGAAAAACAACAACATAACGCAAAGTCGAACAACAGCAAAAACAGCCAAAATGATAATAAGAAACCAAACTAATCAAAAAAAAAGGGGGGGGGTGAAAGTAATTCATGAGCGCAATTAAAGATGGACGTATACCAATCATGTTGGACAAAGAACGGCACGTACTTTTCTCCTTGAACGTTATTGATGAAGTTGAAGAAAAAATAGGAGACCTTAATAACTTGGAAGAAGAAATGAATAAGCCGGGGCGGATGAAGTTGATCAAGTGGCTGTTCGCCCGTCTCCTCAATGAAGGTGCAGCCTATACCAAATACTTAGAAACAAAATCAACGGAAGGTGCAGAGGCGTTAAGCGAAAGTGAAGTAGGCATATTAATCAATGGTACAAACATGGCAAAAGTAACCGAGCTTATATTCAAATCGCTAAACCCGCACACTGATACAGAAGGCAACGAGGATGATCACGATCACGACCACGACGAAGAGGGAAACGAGGGGCCGGACAAGAAAAGATAGATCTTGCCCGGCTTCTATATATCGGCGTGACAATACTGGGTTGGCCTGAACAAGAAGTATGGTTTATGACCTTGCACAAAATAGTTGCCCTTTTTAGCGTCCACAAGGAATTCAACAAAGACAGATTCAAGCAAGATTTGCCGCAAGGCTTGGCAGATATAGATGATGTACTGGGAGGGCTATAGCAGTGTCCAGGATAGGGCGTATAGGAACAAGAATAGAGTTTGATGGGCAAAAAGAGTATAAGAAAGCTACGCAAGAGATTACCCAAAACCTGAAAACGCTTGGCTCTGAAATGAACCTGCTGACCGCCACCTTCGGCAAAAATGATAAGAGCGTAGAAGGTCTTACTCAAAAAAAGGGGCTATTAGAAAAACGCCTCGAAGAACAAACAAAAGCCGTAGAAACTGCCGAAAAAGCACTTGTCAGCATGAGAGAAGAAAACGAGAACAGCATAAAAGTGCAAGAAGAAAAAATAGCCGCACTTAGGGCAAGCGGCAAATCTACCGAAGAGGCCACGGCAAAGCTTGAAGCGATGAAGGCTAAAAACATAGAAACAACAACCGCTTACAAGGACATGGAGCGGGTACTAATTGATAACAGGGCAGCTATGGCCTACACCAAAAGCGACATAAGCGGCCTGACAAATGAACTTTCAAGCCTCTCCGACGGATCAGCAGAGTACAAGCAAACCGCACAGGGAATTACCCAAAACCTGAAAACGCTTGGCTCTGAAATGAACCTGCTGACCGCCACCTTTGGCAAAAACGATAAGAGTGTAGAAGGTCTTACTCAGAAAAAAGAGTTATTAGAAAAACGCCTTAAAGAGCAATCAAAGGCCGTTGACGCCGCTGAAAAAGCACTTACCACTATGAGAGAATCAGGCGTAGACCCCGCTTCTGATTCATACAAGGACATGGAAAAGGCATTAATTGATAATAAAACAGCCATGGCCAACACCAAAAACGAAATAAACAATACAAAGAGCGAACTATCAAACCTTTCTGACGAACTGAAAAACAGCAAAATAAACTGGGAAGCCGTAGGAGATATCGCAACCGCTTCCGCGAAAGCCATAGGTGCGGCAATGGCGGCAACCGGAGCGGCGGCAGTTGCCGCAGGGACATATCTCTACGGCATGGCCATGGGAGCTTCTGAAGCCGGAAATAAAGTCAATAGCATGTCGCTAAAACTAAGAATGTCTCGTCAAGGCGTACAGGAATGGGACTATATACTATCTCAGAACGGTGCTACCTTATATCACTTTACCTATGGTATGCGCAACCTACAAAGCGCAATGGGTAGCGTGGACGAAGAGGGCGGCAAGGTTGGCAAAGCTATAAAGCGGCTTGGCTTGGACTTCGATGAAATACGCCAAAAATCACCTGAAGATGCAATGAACGCGATAATTTACGCCTTTCAGGGAATGGAAGCAAGTACAGAAAAAACAAATATGGCTCTTCAAATCTTTGGACAACGGGCAGGGCTGGAACTTACGCCACTGTTGAATTCATCAGCAGAAGCCACAGAGGAATTGCGCCAACGCGCCCACGAATTGGGCATGATAATGTCAGAAGAATCAATTGATGCTGCGGCTTCATTTGGCGATAGCTTAGACACCCTACAGCGTAGCTTTAAAGGTATAAAATATAGCATAGGTGCGGATCTATTGCCTGGCTTCACCATGGTACTTGATGGTCTTATCGGCATGATTGAGGGTTGCTCCGAAGCCGGGGACATGATAACCGAAGGCGTCAATAAAGTCGTGAAAGGCATTACGGAAGCGATTCCCCGTGTGCTGGATCTATTTGTTAACGTGGCTGAAACTGTAGCAGAAACAGCACCGCAAATCATCACTGCACTTGTAGATGGCATAGTAAAAAATATACCACTACTCATAAGCACAGCCGTAGATGTTATATTAGCCCTGGTTGATGGAATCGTGGGTGCCTTGCCTGCCCTTCTGGACGGGGCACTGCAAATAATAACAACTCTTGCTACGGGCATCACTGACGCATTACCTAAACTTGTACCTACCATAGTAGATGTCGTGATTCAAATAGTGCAAACATTGATGGACAACATTCCGCTGCTAATTGATGCGGCACTGCAATTAATTATGGGATTAACAAAAGGCATAGTAGATGCTATTCCGGTCATCATAGAGGCGATACCAACGCTAATAGATAGTTTACTGTCGGCGATACTCGAAAGCATACCACTTATCATACAAGCTGGGTTTGATCTTATTGTATCGTTGGTAAAGGCGTTACCGGAAATCATTGTAGCTATTGTGGAAGTTATCCCCGAGATCACAGGCAGCGTAATAACCGCAATTACTGAAAATATACCACTCTTCATACAAGCAGGAATTGATCTTTTTGTAGCACTAATTGAAGCGTTACCCGAAATCATAGTAGCAATAGTTGAAGCTATACCGCAAATAGTTAACTCAACAATAGATGGACTTATAAAAAACAGAGAACAAATGATTGAAGCGGGTATAACTTTTTTTGTTGCCATGATTGAGGCTTTACCACAGATCATCAGTGCCATATTGGAAGCTCCCAAAGTAATTGCAGAAAGCATCTTAGAAGCTTTTTTGGACTTCACCCCAAGCCTCTCAGAAGCAGGATCCGATCTATTGATAGGGCTGAGAGATGGCATGTTGGGAGCGGCCGAAGCAGTCATGGAAGCCGTAAAAGATGTAGGCGGACGCATTTTAGATGGCGTACGCGGTTTTTTTGGCATAAACTCCCCATCCACTGTGTTTGCTGAGATAGGTGAAAATCTAGCCGAAGGGATAGCGGTAGGCTTTGATCGCGAAGCGAGTGATGTCGAAAAGAGCATGACGGACGCCATGGGCAAAGCCGGAGAAATGACCGCCGCAGAAGCTGTACGCGCCGTAAATGATGGCATAGTGCAAAATGTCTCTGCACTGGATGGTGCGGTATCCGCAGTGGTTGAGCATATAATAGTAGGGTTAACCGCAGAACATCAACGCTTCCACGCTTCAGGAGAAGAAATATCAAAACAAATCTCCCAAGGCATGATAGCGGGCATCCCCGAAATAACGGGCATAGTACCACAGATCACCCAAGCTATCATCACAGCCTTCGCCGCAGAACACCAAACCATACATGCCGCAGGTCAAGAC